GGACTTCTAGCGTGTTAAGCAAAAGTGAATACGAGATTGAATACGACTTTACTTTTAGCTGGAGCGGATGAAATCCATGAGCTGGTCAACGACTTCAACACGTTGATTATCATTGATATGAGTATACATATCAAGGGTAATTTGAACATTATTGTGACCGAGTCTATCCGAAATGATTTTGGCTGTAACACCAGCTTCAAACAGGAGAGAAGCATGTGTGTGCCTAAATCCGTGAGGCGAAATTTTTTTAAGCTTATTATGTTTACGAAAGAATCTGCTAAGCTTCACTTTCATAGTCGCAGCCAAAAGCCATCCACCGCTATTATTTGTAAAGATATAATTCGAATCATGGTTGTAAGGCACACCAGCCTGGAAATATTCTTTTATTTGCTGTCGTTTCCAGAGTTTCAAAACATTCAGAGTTTCATCAT